AAGATTTCATTGCGGATCGGTTGTTCCCGAGAATTACGAACCTTTCCAAGCCCAAAGGGGATTATTACGTTTTCGGCAAGGAGAAATTCGGGCCATTCCCCAATACTCTGAGGGCTCCCGGGACCCGGGCCCGTGAGGTCGAGTGGAAAGTGACCCGGGCAACCTATGAAACGAAGCCGTATGCCTTGCTTGGGAAGGTGACGGAGGAAGACCGGAAAGCCCAAGATTCTCCCGTTGAATTGGATCAGACGACCGTTGAAAATACTACTGAACTGATCCTTTTGGATCGGGAGTTGAGGGTGAAATCACTGGTAACCGATACGGCCAACTATGATCCAGAGCATGTAATTACCAACGCATCGGGGAGCGAATGGAACGGAACCAGCGCGACCAGCCCCTACGATCAGATTGAGCAGGCGAAGGAGATTCTTCGCTCTAAGGGGATTGTCGCTAATACGGTGGTCTTGTCGTCTGATGCATATCAGGCATGTAAAAAACACCCCGATGTCAAAGACAGCATCAAATATACCCAAGCAGCGGGTCCGGGGAATATCACGCCCTCTTTGTTGGCCCAGCTGTTCGGGATTCAAACGGTTTTGGTCGCGGGTAGTATCTACAACACGGCCAACGCTGGCCAAACACCGAACTTGGTTGATCTATGGGAGGATTACGCTTGGGTCGGATATGTGGCCCCTCGCCCGGGTCTGCGGCAAATGACCTTCGGTTACACCTTCGAGCATCAAGCGCGTGAAGTTCGTCGTTGGTATGAGGCCGACAAGCGGACAGATTTCTTCGAGGTGTCCGAGGAAGTAGATGAACGGATTGTAGCCCCCGACGCGGGCGTCCTGATTGTCAACGCCGCTTAATGAAGGGAGGACTGGGTAGTGAAAGTGAAGGTGAAAGCCGTCCATCATGTCTACTATGGCGGGAAAGCCTACAAACCCGGGGAAAAGTTCGAGGTTGAAAAAGCCGTCCTTGAAGCAACCCCGGTCGGTATAGAACTCGTCACCGACACGAATAAAGACGAACCGAAGGGGAAATTGGCCAAGAAAAAATAGGGCGGTGGTATAGATGGCCCTAAACTATCACCAAAAAGAAGACGTTGAGGCCCTGCTCCGGGCAACCGGTCAGCAGGGCGTCGATTTTTCTAAAGGGGTGCCAATCCCGGAGAACGATCTAAACGCCCACATGGAAGATACCGAAACCCGGGTGGATCTGCAGCTGAAGGCCCTATATATCGTCCCGATTACCGACGAGGAAGGCGTCCGGATGTTAAAATTCATCTGCGCTCGGTTCACTGCTGCGACGGTGTGGCGGATCGCCCACGGACGAACCATTCAAGGGCCATCCCAAAAGGCCCAAGAGTGGGAAGAGGAGGCCCAGCGGTATCTGGATATGATCATTTCCGGTCAAATCATTATCGGGGATCCGATCACTGGGGCTTCCAAGGTAAAAAAGGTGGATTACGAAAACCAGTTTTCAGTCGGAGAGTCGGAGTGGTGAGCCATGTTCTATCTGCATGCGGAAGTAGAAGGAAAACGGCAACTCTCCCGGGCTCTGGAGATTATCGCAGACAACATCCAGGACTTTACCCCCGCGTTTGAAGAGATGGAAATGGATTTTTACAACACCCAGCAACGGGTGTTTTTGCGGGAGGGATCCTTCGAGGGATTGGCCGCTTGGGCGGCTCTCAGTCCGAGATATGCTGCATGGAAACGGCGGCATTTCCCGGGGCGGGGTATTTTGGAGTTGACCGGAGAATTACGAGCATCTTTGACCCGCCCGTCGGCTCCGGGAAGTATTCGGATCATCAATCCCGATTGGATGGAACTCGGGACAAAGGTCCGAACGCCGGATGGACGATATAATTTGGGTGTTCTCCATCAACGAGGGACCAGCCGAATGCCCGCTCGCCCACCACTCCGAATGACCAAAAACCAAAGAAAACGATGGGTTTCCATTGCTCATCGTATCCTGTGGTTCGGGAAAGGTCGGATCGAAGATACACTGGAACGACACCTCAACTATAAGAACTGGCAGTTAAGGGTGGACCGTGAACCATGAACATCGAACAGGTACGCAAATTCGCTATGAAGCTGCTGCGGGACAACATCGCGGATAGGCTGCAGGAAATTGACACGGCACAGGGGGACGGAACAACGACCCCCGCCCCAGTGGAATATTACGAATACCCGGTCCCGGTAGAAAATCTGATGAGTTTTCCCGTCTGTTTTGTGTTCAGCGACGGGATGCCGAAGCGAAACCAGGACGAAAGCGGTGTGGATCAACGAGGCTTTCAGTTTACCATCGAGTTGTGGTATTCCTCCTGGGACGGTGCCGAGGTCCAACGCCACATCGAGCGGGCAACGGCGGCCGCTGGGAGTCTGTTGGAGACGGACAATCTGTGGTCAAAGGAGCGGCTGTTTAATCCGATTGTGGAGGAGGTCCAGCTGCGGGAAGCAGTGGATAACGAAGGAAACCAATTGCGCGTGGCTTCGATGACCTTGGAAGTACAAGGTTTCCATCTGAAGGGGGGATGGCAGATTGTCTAAATATCGGTATCTGGGATATGCCGACGTGTTGAAGGTGGGCAAGAAGCAGTTCCACCGCGATGGTGAACTGGACGATGAACCGAAAAAGAAAGGGGATGACAAGTAATGGCAGTCGATGTGACGGCGATCCATGTTGGATCTGGAACACTGGAACTGTTTGAAATCGTGGACGGCACGCCCAATTCCACAGCGGATGTGACTGTGGCGGCATCGGATGAAGGGGGAGCGTTGGCTTATACCCGAGGGGTCCAAATGATTTCCATCGATGAAGCGATCGGACCCATCGACCACTTTGTAGACGACGAGGAACTGACGTTTGAGATCGCAGCCAACGAGTTTACGGCGAAAGTTTTGCAAGCGGCTTTCGGCCATGGGACAATCACGACCACGGCACCGGGAATGGGGGTTGCCGGATCCGATGAGTTGAAATTCGGTGGTGCAGCGATCAACAAGCAATACAAATTGGTATATACGGTTCCACGCAGAGCCAACCCGAATCTGAACATCGTAATTACGTTGAATAGGGTAGTCGGGGTGTCGGAAGTAGAATCCGGATTCACCAAGACCGGAAAGACTTCCATTCCGTTGCAGTTCCGGGCTTTGATGGACCTTTCCAAGCCGAAAGGCGAACAGCTGGGTTCCATCATGATCGAAACCGCTGAACCTACTGGATAAGGGTGATTTTAATGGCGTTCATTTGCCGACCGAACGCAACGCTTGAGGATAAGAAAAAAGCGATTGACAACCGGACCCCGGACCAGAAGATGAACCGGGACGGGGTTCCGGTCTCCATCGGCGGAAAGCTGTTTGAGATTCGCCCCATGAACCGGAAGCGGGAGCGACAGTTCCGGGAACAACTTCTGCGGAATCAAGTGGAGATTGCCCGGGAACGAAAAATCACCGATGTGGATGAGTTGTTGAAAACTGAGTTGGATCTTTTGGAACTGGGCTATGAGGGCCAAACAAAACTCCTGTTGATTGCGATCCCGGAACTGGCGGAAATGCCGGAAGAAGAGCGGGAGAAATTGTTGGAGGAAGAAGCCACCCGGGAAGAGTTGGCCCACGCCATCGCGGTGGTGCATCATTTTTTAGCATACACCGGGGTGGAGACGGAGCCGAAACCGAAGGACCGCCACCGGAAGAACCGGAAGAAGGATGGGCAGCGCGAAACTACGTAATCTTTTTGGAGCATTTCGGGTGGCGGCCGGAAGTGGTGGACGAATACACGGATGAACAGCTTCTTCTGCTTTTGATGGCCAAAATCAACATGACAGAAGAGCGGACAAAGAGGCAAAAAGCACCGACGGCCCATCTTTCACCCCGGCTGCAGGCAAAATATCGCGGGCATGAGGTCCGCGTGAAGCATGTGGACATCGAAGAATGGCTCGATCAGGGCGGACAAACACGCTTCGGGAACTGAGGAGGGGAGATCATGGCGGAAGAACTGACAATCAAAGTGATGGGGAATGCCAAAGATGCGGCGTTGGCTTTTCAGGGACTGCGAGCCCACGCCGAGAAATCCCTGGCCAGTATGGAACGAAGCATGAACGCCGCCCAACGGGCTATCGAGCGGGATGCCGAACGGGTGCGGGCCGCGCTGGCGGAGATGTTCGATGATGTAACCGCCGATAAGCTGATCCGGGAACTCATGGAGGCGGGTCAGGCCGGTCAGCGGGCGGCTCAGCGGATTGAGCGGGCACTCAACGAAGTGGAGGACGAACTGCGCCAAGCCCAGTTGCGTGCGGCTATCTTCGGAAACGAAATGCAGGAAACCGGTGCGGATGCTGTGCGGGCGATGAACCGCATAGAGCAAGAAGCCAACGAGATGGGCGCCGCGATCCGGCGGGAAGCCAGCCGGGCGGAACAAGCCCTCGATCAAATGGGTCGGGAAGGTAGAGAAGCGGGCCAGGACATTGCCCGGGGGCAGCAGCAAGCCCAGGAAGAATTGCAGGAAACCAAGCAGGAAGCCCAACAAACAGAGAGTACTCTGGACAGATTGAGTCAGCTGGATTGGGGAACGCTGGCTGGAGCCGGCGGAGGGCTGGCCGCCGGGCTGGGGCTGGCGGAGGCGTATCAGGGTATCGTCAACATTGACCAAGGGCTGGCCCGGATGCGAGCGAGTCTGAATCTGACCGCCCAGGAAACCGAACAGATGGGCGTGATTGCCCGGCAGGTGGCGAGTGCAACTGGCCAAGAGTGGGACATGGTTTTTGGAGCCCTGACGGAGGTTCACCGGGCGACGGGAGCCACCGGTGACCAGTTGAAAACTCTGACGATGGACATTCTTGGGGCTCAGGAAGCATTCGGTCACATGGGATTTGAAGCATTGGAAGTCACCGGTAGCCTGCAGCAGATGAAAATCCTGTGGCCGGGATCAAATGAACGGCAAAATCTGGCCGGCATTGTTGAGCTATACCGCAACTGGGGTGATCGGGCGAATGACATAAATGATACCATTCGCGAATATGGTCCCGACTTTCAACAGGCGGGGTTTGATGCTCAAAGTTTCTTTGAGATATTAGACTATGGGCTTGAAGCCGGATTTCAGAATACGGACAAAGTAGCCGACGTGTTCCAGGAGTTTTTCATTCGGGTAAGGGAAGGAGAGCCGCAAATATCTGAAGCCCTTACCAAAATGTTTGACTCCAAGAAGGCTAAAGAACTTATCGATGCTTTGTATAAAGGTGGTCCCCAGGCAAAAGCCGCGTTTATAGAGATTGCGAATGGCATTGCTTCGGTCAATGACCGGCAAGAACGTTTAAACTATCTCCAGATGCTGTATGGAGATATTGGGAAAGACAATCTCGACCAGTTGAACCAAATGATTCCCGTGTGGGCCAAACACGCAGATGGCCTCTATGCCAACGAAAAAAGTCTGAACTCACTGAGTGCGCAATGGGATACTACTGGCAGCACGATGAATCGGTTTTTCCGTGACGCGGATATTGGGTTTGAGAAATATTTCGGAGATTTTGCCAGGGGAGTCGCTGACACCCTCCATGATTTGGGAGGCTTTGAAGTAGGTCTCACCAGCATTTTGGGCGGTGCCGGATTGAGTCTGGCAACCTTTGGCCGGACTGCTTGGCAAGTCTTCAGCGGAGTAAGCGGGGACTCCGGGAAAGCGGCCAAAGGGATCAGGGGTGTCGGCCTGGCAGCGGGAGCAGCGACGGGAACGTCGGAGGGTTTTCTGGCTACGCTTGGCCGATATGCTCCCGAGCTGATCGGTCTCACGGGTTTGTATTACGGGACGAAGGCGGCAATCGAACAGTTTACGGGGCAGAATGAGGAAGCCAAGACGACGGTGGAAGGATTCCGGGATGCGCTGGGTTCCGTGCAAGTTTGGGTTCAAAAGTTATTTGGGACATACGAGCCGATGATTTCCCAGCAGCAAATTTTTAGAAACGAATTGAACCAAACCCAGCTGGATTTGATGCAGAAGTGGGGCCAACTTCCCGATCTGGTAAACGATCCCGTCTTCCAAGCTCGGATGAAGGCTATCCAGAACACCGAAGCCTTTAAGCAAGAGATGAACACAGCGATCAAAAACCTGGTGGATCAAACCGGGATCAACATGAAGATGTTTCCCGGCAAACTGAATGATCCGGTGTTTCAGGCGAAGCTGCTCATGCTGAACCATGCGACCGAGATCGCGAAGGGATGGGGAGCGACAACCGGTCAAATCAATTCGATCACGGACCGTGACATGCAAACCCTGAAACAGAAGATCGATTCCGGCACGGCCAATGCCCGGGATAAAGCTTTGTATCAACTAGGATTGATGCAACGAGAGATCAAGCGTGAACTGGATAATATACCTCCTCAT